AGAAACTATCCGCTCCCATTCCTGATCGGTTATTTCGTAACGTTTTAACATAACGATCACCCCTTTTTTTCATTATACCACAAAAAGGGAATTAAAACATTTATTTTGTACAATTTTTATTTTTCAAACACGCTCTAATTACTCAAACAAAATCTATAATATCAAAAGAAATAAATTGCGATCCAGAAGAAATTATTTTTTGCAGTTGTGGTTCTGAGGCAAATGCACTTGCTACTATTGGCTATATTCGTGCTAACAATCAAGAAAATTTTATTACTAGCACAATAGAACATGCAAGTATCTTAGAAAACCCATACGCAAGAAAAATTGTAACCGTTGACAAAGATGGATACTTTGACACGAATACTATAGAAACTATTCATGATTCATTAGTTTCTTTACAAATGGCAAATTCTGAAATTGGAACAATACAAGATATGAAAAATATTGTCAAGATACTCCATAAAAATAATTGTATTGTACATACTGATGCTGTTGCAATATTCGGAAAACATAAAATTGATGTACAAGATTTAGATGTTGATATGATGACCGCAACAGGACAAAAAATAGGTAGTATATTAGGTGGTGCGTTTTTATATAAGAAAAAAAATATAAAAATTGAACCAATAATATATGGACATAATACGTTACGAGGAGGCACCCCAAATGTTGCTGCGATTGCTTCATTGGGTATGATTGTTAAATCACTAGACTACTCTTCTATTTCTTCAGCTAATAGAGATTATGTATATGATTATATTATAAAAAATATTCCAGATGCTTATCTTGTTGGTGCCCCCATAGAATCAGGCAATCGATTACCACACAATTTATATATGTGTTTTAAAGGTATCGAAGGTGAATCTTTGATGATTCTGCTGGATATGAATGATATTCAGGTAAGCACAGGCTCTGCCTGTACCAGCGGTGATCTTTCTCCTTCTACTACTCTATCTGCTATTGGTATAGATGAGTCAGACATACATTCGTGTATAAGAATGACTTTTGGCGAGGAAACTCAGGAAGAATTAGATTATGTATGTGAAACATTAAAACAGTGTGTTGAAAGCCTCAGAAATTTTAACACAGAATAAAACAACAATTTCAAGACGTTAAAATGATGTAAGGATCAGCAGTATCTGATTCTTTTTTTATTGCAGAGGGAGGTATTTTTATGGGATTTATTGAACAGATTGCGCCATATGTGCAGAAGTATGCGCCTCAATATGGAATCAAGGTGTGTTCGCCTGTGATAGCACAGGCGGTGCTGGAATCCGCATCAGGCACTTCGGAGCTTGCAAAAAATGCACATAATTACTTCGGGCTGAAATACAGGCCGGGTAGATGCCCTGCATCATGCGGAATCTATAACAAAATCGGAAGCGAACAGAATAAAGATGGTTCTTATACTTCTTCTGCCATGCAGTGGATGAAATTTAAGGATATGGACACCGGCGTCCAGGGATATTTTGATTTCATCAACATTTCAAATTATGCAGATCTTAAGGGAGTAAATGATCCAAAAACATACCTTGAAAATATCAAGAAAGATGGATATGCTACAAGCCTTAGGTATGTAGAAAACCTGATGGCAGTAATATCTAAATATAATTTAACTAAATATGATCCACAACTAACACAAAAATTCTACCGTGTTCAGGTTGGTGCCTTTAAGTCTGAAACTAATGCAAAGAATTTACAGACAAAATTAAAGGCTGCTGAATTTTCTGTAATTATTAAACAAATAGACGGTTTATATAAGTGTCAACTGGGAGCATTTAAAAATATATCAAATGCAGAAGACTTATTACAAAGTGTCAAATCAAAAGGATTTGATGCTTTTTTAATTTATAATTAGGTGTTAGTATATGATTGATTACAGAGAAGATAATAAATGGACTGTTTATGTTCATATAGTACCGAAAGAACTCAGTGGATATAATTGGAACAAATATTATGTAGGAATAACCAGTAGAGACCCTAAAAGAAGATGGGGCTATAATGATAATGGATATAAAAATAATAATTACTTTTATAAAACTATTAATAAATATGGATGGGATAATATAAATCATGAAATAATTGCAAGCAAATTAACTAAAGATGAAGCTTGTAATTTGGAAATAACTCTTATTAAAGCATTAGAGTCTAATGATAATATACATGGATATAATATAACAAATGGCGGTCAAGGTATTCTAGGATTAAAAAAAACAGAAGCAACTAAAGAAAAAATCAGAAAAGCTAATTATGGGAAAAAATTATCTTCTGAGACCATTGAAAAAATTAGAATAGGTAATTTAGGTAAAAAATTATCTAAAGAAACATTAGAAAGAAGAAGTACATATTTTAAAAATACTGCACCCGAAAATATATCAATCACAAAAACTGTTTATCAATTTTCAAAAGATGGTATATTTATAGCAAAATATTTTTCGATTAAAAGTGCAAGTGAATATACTAATATATCAGCGCAAAAAATAAGTTATGCATCAAATCATTATAATTGTTCAGCATGTGGATTTTTATGGATAAAAGACGATAATATTATACAAGAGAATGGGGTATATAAAATTAAAAATTTTCTTTATAACAAAAGTCATACATCTGGTAGTTATAGAGAAGTTTATCAATTTGATATAAATACAAATAAATTTATAACAAAATATTCATCATATGCTGAAGCCAGTAGGTGTAGTGGAGAATCTACAAATTTAATAAGAGATGACGCTAGGTATAAAAGAACAAATATCTCAACAAAGAAAAAATTCAGATGGAGATATAAAGAAGATGTAAAAGAATCAGAATTATATTCTGATTCTTTTGTTATGTTAAGATAATAAATTGCATAAAGGAGTGATGATAGAAATGGGACTTACAAACAGCTCACTTATTTCTTATATAAAAATTAGTCCAAATAAGACTTCACCAAGAAATCATGTGATAGATACAATTACTATTCATTGCATGGCAGGGAATCTGACTGTTGAAACATGTGGGAATGTGTTTGCACCAACTTCCAGAAAAGCATCTTCTAATTATGGTATTGGAAGCGATGGAAGGATTGCCTTATATGTAGATGAGAAAGACCGTTCCTGGTGTTCATCCAATGCTGCTAATGATAACAGGGCAATTACAATTGAAGTTGCAAATGATGGCGATGCACCAGATTGGCATGTCTCAGATAAAGCATTGACATCTCTTATCGAATTGGTAACTGATATTTGTAAAAGAAATAATATAAAAGAATTAAAGTGGAAAGCAGATAGATCACTGATTGGACAAGTTGATAAGCAAAATATGACCGTACATAGATGGTTTGCAGCAAAGGCATGTCCTGGAGATTATCTATACAGAAAACACGCTTATATTGCGGAGGAAGTAAATAAAAGGCTGGGCGTAATATCCTCTCCTATAGTCACTACTATACTAAATAACCCAGTACAGAATACCTATTCACATAAGGATTTTGTAAAAGATGTACAAAAGGCTGTTCTTGCAAAAGCAGATGGAATTGCGGGAAGTGAAACTTTATCCAAAACTGTAACAGTTTCAAGGCTGAAAAATAACCGACATGCCGTTGTCCGTCCAATTCAGAAATATTTGAATTCCATAGGATTTAACTGCGGAACTGTGGATGGGATTGCGGGAGTGAAATTTGATTCTGCTGTAAAAGCATTTCAGAAAGCCAATGGATGTGCTGCAGATGGTGAAATCACTGCCAAAAAGAGCACATGGAAAAAGCTATTAAAATTATCATAAGAGGACAGTATGAAAGAATTCAGCAAAAAATTATTGTTTGCCGATTATATCATTGCAATCGCACTGATACTCGGTTTTTTTATTTGTGTTGCTTTAAATGGCGCATATGCAAAAGAATTATACACTTCAATGATAAACAGCGGCATAGACATCACCTATTCTTCCGTCCCACAGCTGTACAGTTTGGATGGGTTCGGCATCCTGCTTGGAAGCTGGATCATCCAGCTTGGAGTATCCAGCGGCGCTTATTATATGATGTCCCGCAGTGACCATAAAATCCAGCTTCCCATGGCAATGCTGAATACAATGCCGGAGGATATCAGATCACAGATTGACCTTAACCAGATTATTACAACAGTATTATCAACAACAGACAATTGAGAATGCGAGGAGCTATTTTATGAATGAACAGTTATTTAACATTGTACTTCTGCTTATACCGGTTATTGGTGCAGTAATTACAGGATTTATTGTCCCCTATTTAAAGACTAAAGTGTCTGCAACACAGATGGAGGAAATTACCAGGTGGGTGGCAGAAGCCGTAGAGGCGGCAGAGGTGCTGTTTGATGAACCAAAATCAGGCGCAGAGAAAAGGGAGTATGTAATCGGATTTATTGACAGGATGTTCAATTCTAAGAAAAAAGTAATTACCGAAGACCAGATCCGCGTCCTTTTAGAAGCGTCATGGCGGCAGATGAACAAATCATAAGGAAGGCGGATTTGTGGATGAATGAAATACAGGAGCTTCTTAACATCAATTTTCCCTATGTATTTATGTCCGTTTTCGTTATCCTCATCGGAGTGAAAGCAGTTGTATCTATTTTTGAATGGGCTGCCGGCAGACTTGGATTGGAAACTAAGTGGCTCAGGACACGGCGGGAGGAACATAATCTTCTCATCCAGACTTCACAGGGGCTTTCTGCATTACAAGAAGAGCACAAAAAAGATGTAGAACGTTCTGACAGGCGCGATGAAGAGATTTCTTCTGATATAAAAAAACTGACTAAAATGTTTTTGGATAAAGAAATTGATGACATGCGCTGGTATATCAATAATTTTGCCACAACCGTTTCCGATGGCAGGCCATGTAATAAAGACAGTTTTAAACATTGTCTTTATATTTATAATAAATATGAACAGATTTTAGAAGAAAACGGGCTGGAAAATGGCGAGGTTGAAATATCAATCGAAATTATTAATGAAGCATATAAACGAAAAATGAAGGAAGGTTTTTAGTATTGAAAGAGCGGTTTCATTGTATGACCGCTCTTGTCATTTGGAGAAGTATCTATATGAATACCAATAAATTGATACAGGTATTTTTCATACCAAAGTGTCAGAGGTTATTGAACTGGCATTGCATAGAACAAATTTATGTGGGTCGCTCCCAGGTAAAAGTGGTGGTCAAATCTCCTACCACCACTCTGTTCTATTTTTTAGAAAAGTTAGGAGATAAATGTAGAAGTAAATATTGGAGCTGAAAATATTTTTTAATGCAAAGGAGATTTATAGTATGAAAGAAAATTGTAAAGATGAAAAGGTATTAAAAGTGATCGCTGAAACTGAGATTCTTGGAAAGAAGATTCAGATGTATGGAAGTATTGAGAATCCTTTGTTTTTAGCAAAAGATGTCGCTGAGTGGATTGATTATTCAGTTTCAAACGTAAGTAAGATGCTTAAGTCTGTAGATTGTGATGAAAAAACCACTCGTAAATTTTGTACGAGCAGTTCAAATTATCAAACAGAAGCATGGTTTTTAACAGAAGATGGATTATATGAATGTTGTATGCAATCTAAGAAACCAATTGCCAAACAAATGAAGAAAGAGATTAAGAAATATTTAAAATCAATCCGTCTTACTGGTGCTGCTATTGACGATGAAAGAAAAACTGTTGACTACTACTTCTCTTCTTTTTCAGATGATTTGAAAACAAAAATATTCAATGAAATGTATAAGAAAAATCAGGAGCTAGAAGAAATGTATAATGATCTGCTGAATACTGAAGGTTTATATCACATGAATATGGTGGCGAAAGAGTTAAAGATAGGAAGAAATACTATGCTATCTTATCTCAGAGGGAAAGGAATTATGTTTTATCAAGATAATTCAAATGTTCCATATCAGAGATTTATGAATCAAGTATTATTTGCTGTTGTAGAAACTATTTGTGCTGATGGTAAGTACAGACCTGTTACATATGCAACAAAGAAAGGACTTGACTATATCCGCAAGCTTCTTAGAAAAGACGGATATTATGATTTAGCAACAGAATAAAACAAACTATTAATCCGCTGTCCATTACTTAGAGATAGTGGAGTTTTGTGTAAAGGGAGTGACTTTTATAAAACTTGTTATAGATAATAATGTTGTAGAAAGATATAATCAATATTACTTTTCACAGCATCCAAGAGCAACTAAAAAACAAATAGATAAGCCCAGACATCCCTCAATAAATCAGTGGTGTATACTACCACGAATACAAATGAATGCATTAAAGCAGAAATGGAAATTGTTTGGATGTTGGATAATAAATGAACTAGGATATACGAATATGAAATTAGACAGTTTTGATATTATCATTACTGTCTTTTTTGATACCAAAAGAAGACATGATGTTGACAATCAGGTTCCAAAATTCCTCTTAGATTCATTTACAGAATCAGGTTTTATTGTAGATGACGATGAAAAGCATTTACATTCCCTCACATTGAAAACAGGATATGATAAGGACAATCCAAGGACAGAAATTGAAATTATTATAATAAATAATTAAAGGAGATAATGAAAATGGAAATCAAATTACACCTTAATGAAGTTTTAAATATGAACAGGACGCTGAAATTAATTATTGAGGATACACAGACAAAAGCAGAACCGCTTCTAAAATTTAAGCTGCTTGGAATCACAAAAATCTTTGAGCCGTTTGTATCTAACTTTGATGTAATACGGAATGAAAAAATTATGGAGTATGGAACTGAATTGGAAAGCGGCGGTTTTGAGATTTCAAAAGATGACAGCGATGCTGTAAATAAATTCAACGCGGATATTATGGATCTGATAAACAGTGAAGTCACAGTACAGATGGAACCCCTGAAGCCTGAAGACGTTTTCGATAAAGGTTTGAAGGCAGAATACTTAATTGAACTATATCCTGTCATCAGCGTATAAATCTTATATTTCTGCCAACAATAAACTTAGACAGATTAAAACCGGGGAGGCGGGGCATATGGCAGATGCAGAAATTCTTGAGTATTTAAAAAGACACAATTTTGAGGTGGAAGCCCAGGACTGTATTGCAAAAGTATTAAATACAAGCCGCCAGATTATTAACAGGGACTATGATTTTGACACAGGCATGATGACACTGACAACACCTGATAATTCATTTGTATTTAAATGGATATTGGGCAGGCCATATCAGGGAGGTATTTAATTGGTTACATTAATCAGATATATTTTACTATGCCAGAAAAGAGTTAAACTCAAACTGGCATTTTGCAGTTTCTTGGAACAAGAATTAAAAGAAGTTATTGAGAATAAAGATGATTTGCAAAAGAAATTGATTCATGAAATTGCTGAGATTATACATATTGAAAACCAGAATAACAATAAGGAAAATTAAAATTTAAAATGTCTCTTTCGTTGGGATTGGAGGAATATTATGGATTATTTTATAGAAGTTGTAAAATTTAATAATGAATATTTTGAACATGGTGATATTGTTGCTGTAACAACAAATGATAATAAAGTTATTGTAGGTTCTGTTATGATAAGTTGCTATAGTGGCTCAGTTACAAGTAAATCCAGTTTAGCATTAGATACTAGAGCGTGTTTGAAAAATAAAAATTGTACAAAATAAATGTTTTAATTCCCTTTTTGTGGTATAATGAAAAAAAGGGGTGATCGTTATGTTAAAACGTTACGAAATAACCGATCAGGAATGGGAGCGGATAGTTTCT